GCAGACAGCGCATCCATCTGCTGCTGACGTGCAGTGAGCATGCGCTCACGCTCGCTAAAAAGCGATGAACCGTAGTAGCTGCCCACTACGCTGGTGAGCGTATCCATGCTGCCAGCCGTAGCCAGCAGCTGGGTCTGCAGCTCTTCGCTGATGCCCTTGAACATGGACATAGATGCAGCCAGCGCATCAAACCCGGCTTTGTTGACTGCGATCTGGGACAGCGCCGCATTGAGCGTGTCCAGGTCGGTCGCCGCCGCCAAGATGTTGTCTGCCCATGCCGGCAAGTCCATGGCCATGAAGGCCGACTTCACGTCGCTGGCAATGGCCGTCAGGTACTGCTTGTAGCCCTCTTCGCCATCTGCGAACTCTTTGGGCGCCCAACGACTGCGCCGCGTGTCTTGCCAATTAACCAAAACGGTGCCAACAGCATCGGCAATCTTGAGGCTACCCCAGGCGCCGTCACCGGAGCTGTCGTCGGCAAAGGCCGTATAGATGCTGTAACCGGCCTTGTTGCCAAAAGCCGTAGCAACACTGTCGAGAGCTGAGCCAAGTCCTCCTGCAATCGCCGTGACAGTTGACTGCGCCTGCTCACTCCAGTCGGCACCAAAGTTGAAATTGGCACCGTTGAAGATTGACTTTCCACCACTTACAGCACCGTCTTTATAAATAGCCCCCGCGCCGGTATGCGGTGTGCCCGAGTCGCCCGCGAATACGCTGTCCACCAAACTTCCCAGCGTGCTTCCTATGAACGATCCAATAGGGCCGCCTACCGTAGTACCGATTGCTGTGCCAATCGCAGCGCCAACCTTGCCTTGCGTCAGGTTGTAGACCGCCGTGGCATAGCCAAGCACGTTGCCTGCTGTGTTGATCAGGTCTGAGTACTGCGCAACAGTGTTGCCAAAATCAACGATGGCCGTACCGGCTGTTTCAAACCCCTTGGTAAACAGCGTGCCGCCCAGCTGCTGAATATTGCCAGCAGCAGCCAGGCCAAAGTTTTGTAGCATGGGCGATGTGGCCATGCTGTAGAGACTGCTGACGGTATTAGCAACCCCAGCAAAACTTCCGCTGCCCGTTCCCGATGCCCCGGCAGCCCCGCCCTGCCCCATCAAACCACCAACTACCCCTTGCACCACCGGCTGCAGCACCAGTGTCGAAAACAATCGCTTCAGGTATGTAGCAGCATCCTTGCCACCGCCCATGATGTAGTCGGCCAGCGTGTCGCCAATGGTTTGGCTCACGCGCTCCCAGTCTTTTGCGATCTGGTCTTGGGCTTTTTGGTTGGCTTCACGCACACCCTTTTGCGCAGTCAGCTCAACAATCTTCTTGCGTGCTTGCAGCTCAGCCTCAAGTGCGTCCAGCGTTGCAGGCGCCTCTTGGCGCTCCACGGCCTGCTGGTACGCATTCTCTGCACGTGCCAGTGCCAAACGCTCTACAGCCTCAGCCAAGCTGATGTTGTGTGTCTCTGCGTAGGCTGCTGCTTCGGCTTCTTCAAGCAACTGGCGCACAGAGTCTTGTACTGACTTGAGCGATTGCTCGCGCGCACGCTGCATGTCGGCCAAGGCTTTGTTTACGTCAGTCTGGTTTTTAAGCCATGCTTCGCCCGCTTCGATTTCGTCAATCTGAGCCAGCAGTCCTGCTTGCTTGGACTTCGCAACCTCTTGCTCTACCTTTAGGCGCAGCTTTTGAGCACTGGTGAGCTTTTCGCCAGTGGAGATTTCAAGGTTTTGCTGCGCTAGCAGGTCTGCAATAGACTTTGCCAGCGACTTGTAAGCGCTTTCTTCAGCCTTTAGCGCACTGCTTTTTTGAGATGGCTTTACGAATGCAGGGGACAACACAGATTCTTGTGCGGGCGCTCTGCTTTTGTAGTTCTTTGTCCACCAAGCGTTTTCTTGGTCTAGCTTGCGGTTCTGCGCCGCTGTCTGCTGTGTCTGGTACTGCTGCGCCATGACTTGCAGGCCGCGCAGCTTTGCTTCCATTGTGGATAGCTGGCTGTTGGCTACAGCAATATCTTCCGCATGTAGCCAACCTCCGCCAGCGCGCTCAAGCGCATCACGGGTCTCGCGCACCTTCGCCATCTGCGCTTCGACTTTGGCAATCTCTGCGGCAGCATCCTTGGCTTCAACATTACCCGTCTGCAGCCAACCCCACACGCCCGCGCCGCCAATGACCGACGATAGCTCAACAGCGGAAACAGCAACATCACCAATCCACCCAGCCAAATCAGACAAGGCTGATCGCGTAGATGGGTCACTCAAGACTGCGACGAACTGCGTCATGCTTGGCAGCAACCCCTCTGCCAACTCGATGCGCAAACCTTTCAGAGACAACTCAAGATTGTCGGATTCGGTCTTAAACGCTTTGGCTGCAGCTAGTGCTTGACCATCCATGACCGCGCCATAGGCTTCGGCCTTGTCGCCCAAATCCTGCCAAGCTTGCCCCTGATCTTTCAACAGCGGCAGCAGCAGCGACGAATCACTTGCAATGGCCTCCATAAAGAAAACCATGTCAGAGTGCGCAAGATTTGCCTTTTCTAGGCTGCTAACGTACAACTGCAGTGCATCTTTGCCAGACAGTTTGCGGAACTGCTCTGCAGTCACACCCACCTTGGGCGCAACGCGCTCAAAGAAGTCGGCCATGCCGCCACCGCCCGTTTGTACAAAGTCACCAACTTTGTCTTGCACGTCCTTGAAGATGTCGGCCATCTTCTCAGCAGAAATGCCGACGGTGTTAGCGCCTGCCGCCAAGCGCTGAAATTCTTGCGCGCTGGTGTTGCTCAGTGCTGAAAATCGCTCGATTTCTGCAGCGGCCTTGGCCGTTTCTTTGGTGATAGCGGTGATTTCAGAGACAAAAGCGCCCACAGACAAGCCAGCCAAAGCAGTCGCAGCGATAGTCTTGAGGCTGCCAAAACCACTAGCCAAGCCTCCCGTTGCTTTGGTGGCCTCATCGGTTTTCTTGCGCGCCAAATCCAGCTGATCAAGCAGCGGATCCAAGGCGCGTGTATCCACGCCGCGCATGCGGGCCAAGGCTTCTGTGTACTCGCGTGTCGCCTTACCGCCTGCGTTCAGCTCTGCAATTTGGCGCTGCAACTGCTGCTGCATGCTGCGCGTTGCACGCTCTACATCCTTCGCAGACTTGGCGACACCAGTGCCGATAGCCTCGAAGCCTGCGCCCGCACCCTTGCCGCTTTTGCCCATCTGGTCGGCGGTTTGCTGCGCAGCAGTACCTAGTGTCTTGAGGCTTTTCTTGGTCTTATCGATGCCCGCTTCTACGCCGCTGGTGTCGGCGCTGATTGAAATGGTTGCGTCTAATTTATCGCTCATCGCAAGCCCCAAATAAAAAGGCCCGCCAATAGCGAGCCCATAAAAAAAGCCCCGGCAGTGCCGAGGCTTGGTGTTTTTTTCGCGGCTATTTAGCCGGGTTCTTTTTCAGGATTAGCGCGCCAATCCCCAGCGGCAAAACCACACCGCAAAAAATAACAAGCAGAAGCTCCAACTTCGCTCCGGGGCGCGCCAGCCCCGCCTCTGCCATTTTCATCATCACCCAACCCAAGCGCCAAGCCAGTGCCGCCGCAAGTGCCGAGAACACAAACATCGAATAACCAACAATCCGAACCATCGCGCCCCCTTAAATACTTTGGCGCGATGGTAGCAAAGGCGCTCAGGGTGTCCAAATTCTGGACACCCTTACTTCTTGGTCATAGCCTCCAGCGCAGCAGCCTCCAGCACTCGCACATCGGCAAACACTTCGTCGGTGCGCTCACGCCCAAGGCGCAAGGTGCGCAGGCAGGCCAGCACAGCTGTGTAGTCCAGCCCTGTAGCGCAACCCATTCCGGTACGCCATTGCGTGCGGCAGTAGTCCATAAAGAAGTGCACAGACTCCCAATTCTCAGGCCACACGCCAATTTCATCAGCGGCTACCTGCTGCATCTGCATGCGCTTTGCAGCCTTCTCAGACATTCTGACGTTGCCAAAACCCCCGTCAGCGCCCTTGGGCTTGGGGCGGTAGAGGGCTGCAGCAACGTCTTCTAGTTTTTTACGCGGTTGCCCTTGATGCGCTGGTCGTACTGCTCCCACGCATCGCCTTGGATGCCGGGGAACATCAAGATCAGTTGCTTGATGTTTTCATCGGTGAATTCATCTTCCAGCTCCCAGCCAGATGCGAACTCGCGCACTTTTGCCACAGCCTTGGTCAGCGCTTCATCTTGGCCTTTTTGCGCTTCGGCAGTGTCCAGCTTTACGCGCTTGGCCTTCTTGGGTTTGGCTGGCGCAGCCTCGGTATCAGCTTCTGGCTTGGCCGCTGCAAGCATTTCTTGTTGCTTTTCTGCAGCGTCAATGCGCTCATTGGCCTCTGCCTCGATGCGCTTGATGAAGATCGGCATCCAATCTTTGAGTGTGCGGCCAATGCCGATAAAGGGCACGGTCACTTCGTCGCCAGATAGATTGTGAGTCTTGATCTCCAAGGGGAAGTCTGCAGGCTTGGTCAAAGCGGTAAGTTTCATGGTCGTTGTCTTTCAGCAGGGAATGAAAAAGCCCGCCGCCCTTCCCCTGCTAAGAGAAAGATGCGAACGGGCAAAAAGAAGCCGCCTCAATGGGCAGCGGTGGGGTCAGTCCTCGACGTGGACAGAAGGCACGCCGAAGAAGGTCAGGTTGACGGTGATTTTGGCAACGTCGTTCGATGCCAATTGCGGCATGGAACCCTTTTGCAGCTGACCGTAGGCGTACACAGTCGCGCCACCTGCCAAGACGAAGCGGAAGGCCACCTTCTGCGACAGGCTGCGGGTGATCTTGTCCATGGCCTTTTGGTCAAAGCGCTTGGGGTCGTAGCCCAGCGTCATAGTCACGCTCTCAGCCTCAAAGCCTGCGGGCATGTTGATTGCGCGGCGCTGATTGATGGGCTTGACGGTGATGTTTTCCACGCCGCCACCCGACTGCTGGAAGTCCAGCACCTGACCAATGTCAATCCAGTCCGAGACCTTGCGCACCGAGCCTGCAGAGGCTGTGCCAGATGGGAACCACACGGAATCAGTGGCATCAATGCCATCGATCACCAAGGAGCTGCCAGTCGTGCCGTCGCCTGCACGGTACACGGACTCGTTGGCATCCTCCCAGCCATTGAAAAAGGCGGCGAAAATGTCGCCCTCTTGCATGCCGTGGGCGGTTGCCGTGGTGGCCACAGCAGGGTCAGCATTGGTTGTCGACGTGATTGCGACAGCAGGTGCAAAGGTCGTAGAGAACTGGAACTTTGCACCAACAGCGGTGAAGTAAGCCATGGTTGGGCCTTTCAGAAACGAAAAAACCCGCTTGGCTTCACGCTTTGCGGGCTGGGTTACGCCCAAACGGGCACAAAAAAAACCGCCCGGAGGCGGTTGGTTGGGTTGGGTTAGGTCATGACCAGATTTCCCACACTTGCTGCACGCCGTGCAGCTTGGTGTCGGGCTCGTAGGTCATGTGGTGAGCAGCCGATGGGCGGCACTGGATTGCAGCCAATGGGCGCAAAGCCGATTCGATCTGACTGCGCAGGCTTGCAGCTTGCGGGGCTGTAGATGCCCACACACTAATTTGCACGCGAGCATGGCGCTTGCCAGGCAAGTTATCCCAGCTCGACGTATCCCGCCCCCCGGTCTGCTGCCAGACCACGAACGGGGTCTGCGTACCGGGGGGCGCGACAGTGACAAAAACCCGAGGGCAGATTGCTTTCAGCGTGGACTCAAGGATTGCTTCCATCACAGTGCTTTCTTGATGCTGTTTTCCAGCCTTGTCTTGACAACAGCAGTTGCAGCGGTTGCGCCTATGTCATACGCCCGCCCGATAAAGTCATCGGCGGCGTTCTTGCTGGTGCCACGCAGCACCATGAAGCCGTAAGGCGCCTCTGAGTGGTTGAAGCTGATCTCGTACCGCGCTTTGCCGTCAGTGCTTTGTCTTTTGGCGTACACCTGATAGATCGAATCGCGCAGCGTTCCGGGCTTGTAGGGGCCATAGACGCGCCCCTCAATGTGGAACATGTGCGACCGCTCTGACACTGGGGCCTCCTGCCGCGCACGCTCATAGAGCACCTGGGCGCCCGCCTGGGCTGCTGGCCTTACCGCCTCCTTGGAGGCTTTGGCGATGCCGTCCAGCTTCTTTGTGACTTTTGACAAGTCCAGATTCATGTTCAGCATGCGTCACCCCCATCCGCCACCCGGAGCGGGCTCTGGCTCTGATGCAGGCGCAGGCGCGTCAGCGATGGGTAGCAGTCGGCAAACAAGGTCAATGTGCTTGCGGTCAGCGCTTGGCAGCACAGCCTCAACATCAAAGACCTGGCCGCCATGCAGCACACACATGCCAGCATCGACGCCTGTGCGCCAGCGGATACGCACCGAGGCGCGCACGATGGACACGTCAGCACCGGCCTTGATGGATTCAGAACCAGACAGGTAGCGGAAATCCGACCAGACCAAGGCAACATCCTCCCAGCCTTGCGGCTCCGGCGTGCCCCATGCATCTTGCGCGCCAGTCGGTCGCTGGAGCGTGATGCGGTGCTTTAACTGCCCCGCCCTCATAAGCCAAAGCTCCGGCGGTGTGGGCGCAGCAGGTCATGCGCGCCCATGGGCAAGGTCTGAGCGGTCACGCCAGTGAGGACGTTTTCGCGGTTCTCGAATAGGTGTGCACATATCAGCAGAATTGCCGCCTTTACAGCGAAATTCGGCACAAGGCCGGTTTCATCCCCTGCATCTACCATGGCCTGCGCATCCTCGTAGAGCTTGCGCCCTAGATAGTCTTGGGCTGCATCAATAGCTGCATCCAAGTAAAGCTCCACCAAGGGGGCATCTGCGTCAGGATCGGCTCGGCAGTGCGCGATTGCTTGTTCAGTCGTCAGGATTGGCATTGGCGGCACCCTTCTTGGTTTCCGCCTTCGCCTTGACTGCACCGACTTCAAGGGCGGCAGCTTCCAGCTCTGGCGGGCATTCGTCGCCTACCGCGTACTGCACCGGGTAAATCTCTCCACCCGGTACGCCGCGAAAGTCTTTCGTGAACTTCATTGCTCTCTCCAAAGAAGCAAGGGGCCGAAGCCCCTTTGGTTAAGCCGACACCTTCAGAGCGCGCAGGCACTCAGGATTAACCACGCCGCCGCCTACACGCTTGGTGGTGTAGAACAGCACGTATGGCTTCTTGGTGTAGGGGTCGCGCAACACGCGAACGCCGATGCGATCAACAATCAAGTAGCCCTGCTTGAAGTCGCCGAACATGATGGCGTTGGCGTTGGCTGCCACATCAGGCATATCCGGCACTTCTGTGACGGCGAAGCCTGCCAAGGTGGCTGGCTGACCTGCTACGTAGCTGGGTTGCCACAGGTAGTTGCCTTGGCCGTCCTTGAGCTTGCGCACCAAGCCTTGGGTCTTGCGGTTCATGGTGAAGCGGGCGTTGCCGGTGAAGGCGCTAGGCAGGTCGTACACCAGATCAATGATGCTGTCGGCAGTGATTGCAGCGGCTGCGCCTGAATTCACCTGCTTAATAGCACCAAATGGGTGCTTGGCTGCGTTTGCGCCGCCTGTCACATAGGTCAAAATGCCGTTTGGTTTGTTTGCGCCATCGCCAGACACAAAGGCCAAACCTTCTTGCTTGGCAAACTCGGTTTGCACCTCGCCAGCCAGCCATGCCTCCAGATTGATCTCTGCATCATCCAAAATCTGCTGTGTAGCAGCGGGATTAGCGTAGATTTCACCTGTGGTGATAGTCAGCGGCATGAACTCGCTGGTATTGGTCTCACCGCGTGTAGCAGCCTCACCCACCCAGCCGGAGCCTGTGCCACCCATGTTGAACAACTTTGTGTAGGCGTTCTTGCTAGTGGTCTGCACGCCGCAAATTTGGCGCATAGGCGACACCAGCACCAGCTTGTCGGTGATTGTGCGATCCCACTCCGTAGGGGCTACATAACCACCTTCATCGTCGGCACCTTTGTTCAAAGCGGCTTGAACCTCGCCCTTTTTCATGTGAGCGCGGAAGGCTTCGGTGTACTCCTTGTCCTTCACGCCGTCGTGGCCGCCTTGCATTTGGGCTGCCGCCAGCTTGGTGTGAGCGTCCTCAGTCTCTTTTTGCAGGCGATCCAGATGCGCGTTGATCTTTTCCAGCTTGGCTTCTTGGTCAGCGCCAGACATGCCGGCCTTGATTTCTTCCAATTGCTTGGTGTGCTCAGCCTTGAACTGAGCAAATGCGGTTTGTACGCCCTCAATCAGCGCCTTGACTTCGGTGGAGCCTTCGGCGCGAACGGCCATGATGCCGCGAGGGATGGAACGGGAAAAATGTTGCTTTGCCATAACGGCCCTTTCAGAAACGAAAAAACCGCCTCTAGGGCGGTTTGTTGGTTGGTGGTTTGCTGCGCTTAGGCTTGAAGCTCGTTCAGCAGCGATTGCAGCGAGGCTGCGACTTCGGGGCCAGCGCTCGGCGTGGCAGGTTTGGCAGCGCTCGGCGTACCAGAAAACAGTGCTTTGAAGGCATCGCGGCGCGTGTTGCGGGAGAAGCCCGCCTTCGCCATGGACGCTTCTATCAGGGCCATAGGCTTGCGCGCTGCGCTTGCCTTGGCGTTGTGGGTGATGTCAGAGGATGGGATCAAGCCAGATGCGAAGCCGTCAGCGACAGCCTGTTCAGCGCCAATCCATGTTTCCTTGTCCATCAGGGCTTCCGCCTCTTTGACGGTCATTCCCGTTTGCTGTGCGTACAGCGCCGCCATGGCGGCATCGAAAGGCTCCAGCACCTGCGCCGTATCGCGCATGTCGTGCCGGTTGCCTACAGCCACCGCCCAAGCGTTGTGAATCATCAGGAATGAGCCTTCGCCCATAAGGATTTCATCGCCCGCCATGGCAATCACAGAAGCCGCCGAAGCTGCTACACCAAGCACGCGCACCGTCACCTTGCCTTGGTGCTCGCGCAGTAGGTTGTAGATGGCAACCCCTTCAAAGAAGTCTCCGCCAGGGCTATTGATATTGACCACCACATCCTTTGCGCCAATGCTGCGAAGGGCTGCGCTGATGCGCTTGGCGGTCACACCAGTGCCTTCCCAGTTGTCGCCAATGGAGTCGTAGATAGAAATGCTGTTATCAGAGTCTCCTGCAGCCGCGCAGATTTCAGGCTCCCAGCGATCCACAGCATCAGGTCGCAGGTCAAACCCCGCCTTGCTCATGCGGTGATCAGCCCGAATCTCAGGTAGTTTCTTGAGGCTCATTGGTTTCCTTTTGCCCGGCAGGTCTGCCAAGCATCGATGCGTGCAGCTCATTGCTGGCTGCGTACTCTGTGAGGTCGCGCACTTCATTGGCCGTGTGCCATGGCTGGTGGCCGCCCGCGCCCAGCGCCTTGGCGAAGTAGTCCGCCTGATCTTTCAGCGTGCCGCGCATGAGGGCGCGCTCGTTGAACTTGAAATAGAGGCTTTCGCGCTCGGAATCAGTCAGAAGCGATCTAGCCAGCGCCTGCTCCCACATCACAAAGCGTGGAGCCAGCGTGTACTGCACAAAGAAGATGGCAAGCTGCTCAATGCCGGAGCCCCAGCTTGTGTCATCCATCATCAAGAGGGGGCGGGGTACGCCGTACAAGCGGGCCACTTCTTCAATCTGGTGATTGCGGCTTTCCAGTTGTTGGCCGTCTTTGGCAGTGGATGTGAAGGGGTTGGCTTTTGCCCCCTCTTCGGCAATCATCCATTTGTTGACGTTCTCTGCGCCGCTGTACTCTTCCGCCATTGACGCTTTCATGCGCTGATAGGCTTGGTCAGACAGTGCGTTAGGCACTTCAATAGCGCCTCCGGCCATCACGCCAGTTCTGAAAATGTTGCCTGCCGCCTTTTGCGCCTGCCACGCAAGATCGAATACGTCTTGCGATAGTTGGCGGCGAGACAGGCCAGCAACACCATCAAGGCTCAGGTCGCGCAGGTGCAGGACTTCATCTTGATCCAGCGTGATTTGCCCACCGTTTCCGGTTTGGCAGACGTACTGCATGCGAAAGTTGCTACCCAGCTTGGCCTCCACCTTGCCTTTTTCAAAGGGAATCAGGTGAATTGGCCGCCCGCCAGCCTTAATGATTCGCGCATAGGCATTGCCCTCAGACTCCAAGAGCAACTGCATCTGGCTTTTGAACTCCATAGGGGTTTGGTAAGGGTTTGGCTTGACCCGGAGCAGCTTGTGCGCAGGATGATCTTTCGCAACCGCCTTCTCTGATCCGCTGTAGTAAAGGTTGGTCGGCAGCATGCCCACCCCGTTACTCAGCAACGTCAGGCAGCGCAAACCAGCCATGTTTCGCAGCATCTGCGAAGACGCTGCAACTTGACCGCTTCTGATGTACTCCAGCAGCGCCGGATCATCCAGCCCGCCAAAGGTCAAGCCCTCCGCAGAAGCAGACGGGCGCGACTGTGCCTCTGGCTTTCGCCAGAACTTAAACTTTTCAAACATTGGTCGTGCCCTATAAGAAGCGCAGGCCGCGCGATTCGTAGACCGATGGGCCTTTGGTTTCCGCCATTGGCATAACACCTACGGACATTGCGAGCGCCTGCATGCCGTCAATCCGGCCGCTTGCTTTTGACTTGGTGAACTTACGGTTCTCCGACGGGTCTTTCACCACAATGGCGTTCGCCGCACACATGGTCAGCACCGGATGCGCGCCATGCTTGAGCTTTCCGCCCAACAAGCGCTCTTCCAATGCCCGGATTGCTGGCGACATCGACTGAAAGCCTTGACCGAAGTCAATGAACCGCTCAAGCTCGGCCTCGGTGAATCCAGCCTTAAGAAGCCACGGGCGCAAATGCTTCATCCCCCATCGGTCAAAGGCCAGCGCCTTCACGTCGTAGCTATCAAATACCTTGCGCAGCTCGTGCGCCACGAACTCGTACTGCACAGAGCGCCCGGGTGTCGTCTGCAGAAAACCCTGGGACGCCCATACGTCGTAGGGCACGCGGTCGGCTCGCGACTTTTCGGCCAAACCTTCGCCAGGAAGCCAGAACGTCGGCAGCACATCACCCTGCTCACTGGTCAATACCAGCGCAGTCAAGTCATGCACAGAGGACAAGTCGAGCCCGCCGTAAACCGGCATGCCGGGATAATCGTCCGGCTGCGCGCCGTTTTCCAGCCAGATTGCTCTGGTGATAAATGGCGTCTTAGCCTCAACGCGCTGATTCAGGATCAGATTGCGGTAGCCTGCTTCTTGCGCAGGCAGTCGCTTTGCATCCTGAGCCTGCTTGCGCACCTCGTCTTTGTTCATAAAGACATCAAAGTGCGGATTAGCGGCCCTGATTGCCTCATCCGAAAATGGGTCCAAGTCCATCGGCGCTGTGTGCAATGCCACTTTGATGCGCGGATCAGCACCCGTCAGCGCGTCATCGATCAGCAAGCTAAGCAGGTCGGCGTCAGTAGGCGCTTGCGTGCTAATGATGATTGATAGCGGACTCTCGTGGGCTGCTGATGCAGTCTCGATGGCTTCGTACAGCTCCGAACGCGGCCCCCTCACCTGCCCAAGCTCGTCATGCACCGAGAAAACAGGGCTCAGACCGTAAGCGGTAGATGCATCAGCCGATAGCGCTCGGTAAGTAGTTCCCAGTTCGGGGCATGTCAGCGTCTTTGCTGACTCCTTGATCTGCACGTACTCACTTAGGTCGGGCGACATACGCACAACCTTGGATGCATACCCAAACAGGATGGCAGCCTGGTCACGCGACTGCGCCGCACTGTAAAGCTGGCTGTTGGCTTTCGCCTCCGGTCCGCACAGGTGCAACAACAAGAGAAAGCTGCTTGTCGCCGTCTTGGCGTTCTTGCGCGCCATGGAAAGGATGAACGTCCGCGTTGGCGAGTCGTAGAGCTGCTTAATCCAGCCCTTTTGCGCATCAGTCAATCGAACAGGCTGCCCAACTAACTTGCCGTCAGGGATTCGGCAGACGCTCTCTATCCAATAAATGTTGCGCTCGCCGCGTGTCATTTGACGCTTAGACATCTATCGCCATCTCCCATGGCTTGCGCGATCGACCAACCGCGGCATTTGCACGCCCAACTGTCTTTGGGTCAGCCGTAGCCTGCCGTGTTATGCGCAGCCGTGTCGCCAGCGATGAAGCTGATCGAACCTCACGCTCACGCATCGCCAGCAGTCGGTCATAGCGCTTCAAGCCATCGTCATCAGCCAACCAAGCGCGGTCAAAGCTCTGGATTTCGTCTGCCAAGAGCTGCGCCTGGATGGTGTGCTGGCAATACATCTCCAGCATGTCGCGGTGCGTCTCTGTGAAAGCGCTTGCAGGATGGTCATTGACCAACCGAGCCCACACCCCCTGCTCTGCATCACTCAGATGCGCGGACGGGCGAAGGCGGCTTTCGCTAATAACAGGCCCCACTTGGGCCGCTACTGCAACTGCGGCAGCAGACTTTCGGCCTCGTTGAGCCATACCTTTTCACCTTTTTTCTGGACGTTTAGCAACGCAGAGGGAACAGGGCGGTGTCCACCCGTCAGCCCTCAACTTTGGACGGGGGCGGGGGTATCTGCACCCTTCACCCTGTTGCACTGTCTGCATGCGCAGCGCGTGTTGTCGTAGCTGTGCGCGCCTCCCGCAGACAGCGGCACCACATGCTCAAGCTCTGGCGCATTCGGCTCCATGGTTCCGCTTAGCTGGCGCGGCGTATCGCATCCGCACAGATAACACTTCCAGCCATCTCTCTCAAACACCTTGAGCTTGCTCACTGGCTCATATGCACAACCGAACTTCTTGGCTCTGCGTCTATGAGAGCTTCCATTACGCACCTTGCGCTTTGCTTCATCTCGGCATTCCGTTGTGCAATACCCTCTGCGCAAGCTGCCGTACTCAGGAATGAATGTCTTGCTGCAGAAAGCGCATGGACGCGGTTCGCTGTTGCGGCGCTCCATCTGTGTCTTCTTGCTGCTGGCTCTGTTTCGGCACTTGTCGCTGCAGTGCTTTTGATGAGCCATCTTCGGAAGAAACTGAGCACCACACTCGACGCAACCCTTAGGTGCCGCCTGCTTGAGCTGATACGGCTTGCGCTCTGTCTTTGTTCTGCATCTCGCCTTTTGCTTCGCCTTGTCCCGTTGCTTGCGTAAAGCTGTAGCGCAATCGCTGCAGTATTGGCGATTGCCTCCCGCCTGAATTGACTTACCGCACTTACCGCACGGCTTGAGCTTTAGCAGGGACGCAAAAACACCAGCCGCCACGCCAAAGCGCAGCCGCTTGTAATCAGCTTGAACCATAGGAAGCCTGCAGGGGCAAAAGAAAAGCCCCGCAGAATCACGTCATGCAGGGCTTATGTGATCGGCCAGCCATCTAGGCCAACCTCTGTCTTGGGTTGATGCCCCATGTCTAGGGCTGTCTTGATCTTGTGGTGCTCTTTGCACCTTGTGCGGTAGTTGGACTCATCATCCTTGCCACCCAGGTAGAGCGGAACAACATGATCCACCTCTAATTCGCTGGTATTCACTCTGCCTAGCTCTAGACAGTCTTCGCAAAGCGGACTCTTGCGCAGCCATGCTCTACGCTTCTCCATCCATCTGCGACCGCGAAGGCGTGGCGTGCTATCTCTTCCGGCCTGCATCGTCGGCACTCGCCTGGTATCCAGCACCTGCACCCTAGGCTTTAGCGTCTGTAGCTTGCTTGCCATGCCTAAGCCTTTCTGAAATCATTTGCCACGCACCACACATAGGCCATGCAATGACCAACAAGATTGATTACGAGCGCGAGTACAACGAGTTCTTGGCTGACTGCCTTAAGGCAGGCTTAGCAAAGAAGATGAGCGTCGATGAACTTGAGGCTCGACTCGCCTCCATCGTCAAAGGTGGCGGCCCATTTGTTCAGCGAGCTATTCAGGCGGCGACAGACACATATCGACCTCACGGCTACAAAAGCAGCTCAGTGTGGGACGGTACATCGCGAATCGGGATGACAAGCAGGGATAGGCCTATCAATAATTAGTGGTGCCAGCCACAGCCAAGCGTGAACCCTTGGGTGCGCGAGAGTTGCGGGGCGTTGCTCGGTGTGGCTGGCGTAAACAAAAAGCCGCCGAGGCGAACCAGGGCGGCTAAGTTGTGTCAATTGGGATCTGATCCCTGCTTGATCAGTTCATTGGTATCGGGCGCTCTCTCAGTACCATGCGCTCATTCTTGCTGCTGTACTGCACGTACTCTTGGCGCCCATTGCGGCAGCGCACGAATGCATTGTCCAGTACGCCTTTGGATTCCTTCAAGCACTCATCTTTTGGCTTGGCAGGGATTGTCTCCCACTGGGGCTGAGTGTCACGGATAGAGTCAGCAACACCCACCCCGAACTGACCTGCTACCCGACCAACACTGCGAGCAACCTCAGACTGGGCATAAGCGACAGAAGTGAACATCAAACAGGCAATTGCTATGCGCTTCATCTGTACTCCATGCATGTAATGCAGCGCATTGTATTCATTGCCTCGCACTACCGAAAACGATCTGCAGCAAGAGTCCAACTGGGCACCCTTTAGGTCTTACGCCATCTGGCGCAGGGTGCTGCCCATGGTTGTCTGTGTGCCAGCTACCCTCGACAGCTCAAGGGGGAGTCACTCGCGCCGTCAAGCTGCTCGGGCGCGACCACGGCTGGCTCGTGGGTTGCATGAGGGGCCACCCCAGCCTTAGCACCCCATGCGCGATGCATGCTTTGCCGGGTGCAGCTGGAGTGGCGAAAACGAAAAAGCCACCCGAAGGTGGCGTAAGGCCCTGTAATTTCTCGCCTTTAGAGTTGGAAGTTCCTACACAACCAATGAACTGAGGGATGAAATGAATACTCCGAACGATTTCGGCATTGATCTGGGTACGCGAATTGCATTACACAACATGCTGCTACAGAAGCTTTTCGCCAGATTAGCTCGCGAGCAGGGTGATCCCGAGCAATTCTTGAGAAACATTGAGCGAGACTTGGTCGCCAGCTTTGAGCCTGACGTACTAAACGCAGATGGCGCAAACCTAACCCCTCAGCAGCAGGATTGGCTCAAGCAGCAGAGCGCTTTCGGTAAAGACCTAGCAAGCCAATTCATCAAGAAAACTGCCAAGCTGATCTAGGGATTACGCCCTCGCCAGCATGCACCAAAGGCCCACAACCCTCTACCAGCATCGCAGCGCCGCCGCTATCTGCGCGCCCCATCAACTCGCGCAGGGCCTTCAGTTCCTCAAGGATCTGCATAAGCAGTTCGGCTTGCTCGTTCTGTTCCGGCATATCAGCTCCACAAATAAAAAAGCCCACCGAAGTGGGCGAATGCTGACCAAGATTAGCAAGGAGACAAACGTGCCCCGTGCTGACTGGCCTAGTCAGGCCCCGAGGTCTTCACGCTGACCAAGCGCTCAAAAACCGCATGCTGAGCTAGTCGGGCTCGCCATGAGGCCATGCGGTTGAATCAACAAAAAAGCCCCAGCGTTTCGGCTGAGGCTTGGTGATACGGGCGCGACTAAGCATTGCGGGCCCATCATGGTCATGCCATGAAGTGTTTTGCAGAGAGCGTGGGTGGCCTGAGCACAGCCCGAATATCTCTCGGATCAGTCAACGCAGGCCGAACGTTATCACAAAAATAGCAAGCTGCCAATCCCTAGCGCAGCAGCTTGAGCACCCGCCCGCCGTAATCGGCCCGGCACTTTTGCACGTAGTCGATCATCTCCAGAGCCGTAGGGTGGCTGGGCTCCTTGCGCAGCTTCGCGCCC